CGCTTGGGGGCTAGTCTCATACTGCCTGCGGAGCGATTCTAGGGTGCGCTGTGGGCCGTATTGGCGTTCTAGCTGCATCCCAGCCTGCACACCTGCCTGCTGGTCTAGGGCTGATAACTGGCGTTCTAATCCACGCTGTTGGGGGAGATATTGGATTCGAAGCTTATTTTCAAGCTGCGCCATCTCTGGTGCTTTTTCAATATAAGTCTCAATATTCTTCTTGTATGCTTCTGCATTGGCCTGCGCTACCGCTGCTGGATCGGGCGGGGGCGGAGGTGCAGGAATTGAAGGTCCTCCACCCATATTAAACTCTAGCCTTTCGCATAAATGTCATATAGTCGTAATCCTTTAGTTTACCAGAACGATTGAAGGTGATCCGCTTGCGAGGACCAAAACGCTCCCAAAGGAGCAACAGCAAGCATCTCAAGGATTTAGCACCTTTTGAGGAGATAGTCAAATCAACAAACACATTCTGACCGTCTTCGCTATGCACATAATGATTAGGCTCTTGCCCATCCTTTATGCACCTAGCTAAAGCCACGCCTGCAATCCCATCCTTATCCTGAACAATACCAACCATGCCCTGCTTCTCGAACCAGCCAAACCACTCAGCCAGGTTAGGCCACATGGCTTCTGGAACGCCACTTTGCTCAATATATTCAACAGCCGTCATAGAGATTTCTGAGTCTGGATTGTATCTGGATTTGCAGCAGCCGTGATTTGGCGTATTGCCATCTTATTTGCTATGCTTGAAATTTTGACGTTCAATAAACGCCATTTTTCGTACTTGCGAAGATCGCTTGCAAGTTTCTTTTTTACTGATGTTGGAAGTTGGGCTGGTAGTTGAAATTCAAGCACAAGAGCAGAGCTTGATATGTTTAGGTTTGGCTGAACATCTATATCCCCAACATCCGAATCACGCTGGATTGATACTGTTGTATCTGTTGAAAATGAATCATCAAATATAACCTCAAAATGACTTCCATACTTAAACGAGAATGGATCGCCAAAATTAAAGTCCTTTGTTCGAACGGATGACTCGTAATCAAATATTCCAGTTGATGTCGTTGTAGTTGTTCCAGATGTTGTCGTATAAACACCAAAGTCGCGATAATCAGCAGATGTAACTTGTGCAGGAGTTTTGTATCCGCTATATTTTGTAATTTGTCCTGTAGTCAATTTCATCATCAGTCGCAAGCCTTGATTTTGGAAATTGGCTAGAGCAAACTGCATTACATTTGGAGTCCATATTCCTTCAAATGCACCAAGAATTGTGTTGTAAACAATAATTGTATCATTATAATCATTTGACTCTGTTGGTATGGCAAGAAAATATCTATTATCGTAGAAGTGGGCTGTTGCTATTTCAATTTTTGCAACATTGATTTGCTGGATAACATCTTTCACCACTTCAGATACTGGAAGTCCAACAGATGTAAAATCATCTGCTGCTGATCGAACTAATGATCTAATTCCATCATCTGATAAAAAGAATATGTCGCTATTTACTTGAACAGCAGACCCCTCGGCAACGCAACCAGTATTGTTTGAAATTAACTGAACTGTCCAATCGGCAGCAGTAGTTGCATCTGGAGGTATTGTTACCTGAAATATGCGCCTCTTTTTGAATACAATAATTCTATTCTGATAGTATTGAACAATTGCAGTAATTTCGTCACCGTCATCTGCGTTGACCACAATGCTGTTTGTTAAATCCCAAATAGAAGCATCGAGAATATCAGAAGCATAAAGCGTGTTGCGATTTGAACTAGATCCAACGCCAAACAACCTATTTCCAGTATTGATTAAAAGTCTTAAATTTAATGGAGGAGGACTAACTGTTGCTGTTGCAGTAGCATCAGACCCATCACCAATAATTGTTACAGTTGGCGCGCCAGAATAACCAGATCCCCCGTCAACAACAGTAATACCAGTAACTGCTCCGCCAGCAATGGTTGTGATTAGCGTTGGAAGTGTTCCTCCCCAATCTGGTCCTGCAACAATTGCAGTTGCGCTTGTGTAACCAGTGCCTGCGGTTGTGACTGTTATCGCCCTAACCTTACCACCCTGTCTTGTTGTGATTCCAGTTCCACCAGTTGATGCTCCATCAAAAAAATAAAGAGGTCCATCTGCATCGGCCATATACATCTTGTCATTAAATTGAGCCATGCTGACTTTGACGCTGTAATCAGTAGAAAATCCATCAGCCCATTGTTGCGCTTCATTATCCCAAATACGGGTAGCACCAGTAAAATTGTTCCATATTTCATCCGCTGGACGCAGTTGCGCATTCCCATTTGCATCAATTGTGTAAAGCCTGCCTTGCGTTACGGCCACAAGCCTTTCTGATTGCGATGTGTCGTAATACCGCATTCCTCCAATTGAGCCTTCTTGACTTGTTGCTGTTGTGCTAAAACTTGTAACTCCCTTGCGCGTCTCAAGGCTACCCTTTGGAGATAGCGTCATATTGACCAACTGCTGAACTTGGTTCTCGGCCAATAGATCAGATTGCAGTCCGCTTGCTTGACCTCCAGCAAAACTGCGGATTCCGTCAAACGCTATGAGATCGTCTAAATTATCTGAGTAATACAAGAGAATGCCTCCTAAGCAGAGAACATTTCTTCTATGGTTAACTCGCCTAAACTTTGAGGAGTGATCTGTTTGACTCCGCCAACTTGGCTCAACTCGTAGTTAGCCATTAAAGCAAGATCAGCATTAGCGGTTTGCGTAATAGCTTGCGCCTTTGCATACTGCCGTTCACGTTCAAGCGCGTCTGAATGAGTCAATGCAAGCACCAAATGATGAACGTGGGGTAAGCGAAGCTCGTCATCCAGCGCAACTTGAGATGGAGGAAAGTCAACAATAATGTTTGTGCGGGTAAGACATTTCAGCTTTTCTACAACCCGTAATGGAGTTGTACCAGCAGTTTTTAATCTTGGGTAAAGATTTAGCTCTGCTACGCCACTGCTATTGCGACCAGTAAAATGATATGTATCTGGATCACCTGTGCGCTCATCAGAAAGCAAGCCTGGGTCTTGGCTGATGATTGTCGCTAAATCAATAGGGTCAACCTCTGCATCATTGTAGGCAACGGATAGAGGCGTTTCCACATTACTTCCAAGCGTGATTAAGCGAGCCGTTCCAACCGAATAGGTGGAGTTTGTTACAGTCTCACGCCAAGGCGCAAAGTCCCATACACGCCGATAGGCCAGACTTGCAGCTTTCTGCAAGAAGGCAAGCGTATCGGCATCGGTCTTGCCAACCTTCTCGCCAGCGTACTGAGCGATTTCAGTTAGGGTCATTTATTATTTTTCTCCATATTTACCAAGCTATTGTTCCAGAATCAGTAAATGAATAAATTTTATATCCACCCGATGTTGATATTGTTGCAGATCCAGTGACGGATGCTGTATTGAATTGGCTCAAATGTCTTATGATTACAATGCCAGATCCTCCTGCGCCACCCACTGCACTCCCATATCCCCCTCCACCACCTCCTCCTGTATTAGCTGATCCATTTGTTGCAGATCCTGGTGCAGATGCTGATGCTCCTACTCCTCCTCCACCTGTTCCACCTGTTCCACCCAAACTTCCTCCTCCTCCTCCAGCATAATACACGCTTGTTGTGGTAATGCTTGATAATAGACCAGCTCCACCATTTACATTAGTTGCAGATGCTCCCGCGCCACCTCCACCTCCACCAGAACCATTATATCCTGTTCCATTAGCACCAGCATTCCCTTGTCCAGATATTCCAGAACCTCCAGTTGTTGGATCTGCTCCACCACCACCACCAGATCCTCCTTGAGATGCAGCAGTTCCTATTGATCCTCCATATCCACCACCAGTTGCTGTTGTTGACAAAAATATTGAATTTGATCCTTGTCCACCAGGGATGCCTCCACTACCAACTGTTACTGTATATGTTTGTTTTGAAATTGATGAAGTTCCACTGGTCAATCCACCTCCACCACCACCTCCCGATCTTTGATTTCCTCCAACATTTGAGCCGCCACCACCACCACCAGCAACTATTAAATACTCTATGAGTGATGGAATCGAAGTTCCAAAAAAAGCAACAGGGAAAACAGGCCAGGCCATTGTTATTCCTTACGAGTAGTTCTGGCTTGCTACACCAAAAAGACTTGTCCCATTTGATATAAATGTAAAAATATCGCTCTTAGCAGATCCAGTAGTTAATGTTGGTGCTGTTCCGCTAGGCCATTTGTATGTAGCATTCCACGCCAGCGTATTTGATCCAGTGCCTTGAGTTACTAGCAAAATATATACTGATCCGTCAACTTTGTTTGAAGCATCAGCCATCGTTCCATTTGTGGAAAGAACAAGCCTTGCAACTTGGTTTGCAGCCAAATCCCAAGCTATTGAGTTTCCGCTTGTAAGTGTGGTCGCATTAAAATTATGTGCTGCGGTATATTCTTGAGCAGTATTAACAACAGCAACCCTAGTTCCAACTGTTGCAGTTCCTTGGCTAATTGTTAAATCTCCAGCAAGCGTAGTTGACAGATTGCCAATCGTTCCAGTAGTGCTGTTCAGCGTAGCAATAGTTCCTTGGGTGAGTATTGCTGATCCCTGGCTAATCGTAGCGGTACTCGCAGTCAACGTCTGAACTGTTCCGCTTGTAATGTTGGCGGCAGTAGATGTAGTCGTTCCAGCCGTTAGAGTAGGGATAGTTCCACTTGCAATCGTGCCGCTCGTTATTGTTCCGTTCGTTATTGTTCCATTCGTAATTGTTGCTCCAGTGCTGCGCGTATAATTACCTGTTGCATTTGTATATAGTGAATTAGTTGCTTGAACATTCGTATATGTGCTTAAAGTGAGCGCGTCCTCAAACAATTCGTTTACAGTTACTGACATTGGGGCAGCGGCTGCGGTAAGATCAGAGTCGGCAATCAATAGCTTATCCAAGCTACCAACCGAAGTCATAGCCGTCTGATCGGTGATTAACGCTTGGTAGATGTCCGTTCCGTCAATTAGGTTATGCAACGCTGCGGCTGTAACCGTTCCGTTGGTTGCAAATGTCTGCGAGCGATTGAATTTAATTGCCATATTAAGCTGTAAACCTCAGTGCGGTTGCGTAAAGCGTACCAGCAGGGATTGTTCCATGAGAAACTGTATCTGTATTAAGAATTGTGTATCTAATAACATTTGCGCCTTCAACTCTAAATTGGCTCATCATTCTTGCGCCAGCCGTACCAAGTCCAGCAGTACCAGAACTTGAACTAAGTGAATTAAGCCCACCCAAGACAATATCCCCAATCGCTGCACCAGAAACTGTAAATGTTCCAGTTGTTATGTTCGATCCAGTTGTTATTGAGTCAAGGTCTTGGAGTGTTGCGCCAGTAAATGCAGCAGTACCATAATTAAATGCTGTTACCCCTCCAGTAGAGCCAGTAATTCTAGCTGTACCAAATGTGGCAGAAGCAATCGTTGATACGTTTACCGACTCAGTGCCAATCGTTGCTGTCCCAGTAGATGCTGTAATGTTTGACCCAAAAGTGATATTTCCAAGTTGAAGCGGAATTGTAGCCGTTGAAATTGTGGCCGTACTAATTGTGGCTGTGGCAATTGTGGCCGTTCCAGTTGATGCAGTAATGTTTGACCCAAAAGTAATAGCACCAAGCTGAAGCGGAATTGTGGCCGTAGAAATTGTGGCCGTACTTGCTGATAGAGTTCCAATAGTTGCAGTGCCAGTAGATGCAGTAAAGCTAGTTCCAAATGTAGCTAGGCCAGAGGCAAACAACGTTCCAATTGTGGATGTTCCTGTAGATGCAGTTAGGCTTGAACCAAAAGTAACAGATCCTAGAAGACGGCTATTGCTTGAAACTGTAAAAGATCCAGTACTTTGTACTGCATCAATTCCAACCGAAAGAGCAGATGAAGTATTGATTCCATCTGTAATCACTTCAACAGCACCAGCAGAAGGTAATCCGCCAGTCCCAAATGTCTTTAGGAGTTGTCGATAGCTAGTTGAAATGTTCTGTGTTCCAAGTGTTGGCATTTAGTCTCCTAGTTAGAAAGGCGGTTTTTAAGGACATCCCAGGCCATTGAGCAAGCAAGCCCTATCAGCCCAGCTACAGCCAGAACCTTCGTCCGCAGGTGTTCTAGCGCACCTAATCTATTAGCAACATCCCCGTGAAAAGCAAGTGACCTTTCTACCATAGCATAAAGCTGGACTTGACGCTCTTCCATTCTGGCAAGGCGGATTTCCATGCCCCAGACTTGTTCTTCACTCATGGCTTAGTAGCTCCCAAGTCAGATGCTGCGCCCATGTCTGAATAAACTGGTAAAGCATTGTTATCCTGCTTGCGTGGCGAGCAGGAAGCAAGGGCAAGACAGATTAAGGCTAGGCTAATAAATCGCATATTTAGTATTCAGATATGTCTCGACTTGCTGGCGTTCTGGCGTTGTGATAACTCGGTTGTAAATAATGATTTCAGCAATATCAAAATGCCTGTATTTATCTTCTCCTCCACCAGCCCAATAACTTAAATAATAGTCTCCTGCGGGTGTTATGTCTCCCGAATCTCCTGTACCTGCCGCAGTTCCGTTGTGGAAATGAGCCGAATTTTCTCCATCAGCAATAGTTGTCGCAAGTTGAGTTACATCAAAGCTCCAGGTACTATCTGTTGAGTCTAAATCTACGCCGTTGAAAACTCTCCAGCCTATACTAGTTGAAGCATAAAGAGCCAGATTGTCTGCGCCGTCATTTTGAATAAACCATGTATCGATTCCCTTAAAACTTCTCCACCTAATTACACTTATGATTGTGCAAGGAAGGGCAGAAATTACATTAGGGCCAGAAAGTGCTTGATCTTCTCCATTGAAACGAACAAAGGTTTTTGAGCCGATTGTTGTTGTAGTAGGAGAGGCGTTGAGTGTCGTTGCATTTTTACCATTACCACTCTGATCTGCCCATACTGTTACATCTGAACCAGACAGGGTAATCCCAGCGTCACCTTTGAGCCATAGAGATAGGCCAGAAATGTCGGCTGGTGAGAATGGCACAGCCCCACCACCAACCTTGCGGATTGTCTGCACTCCTAATCCTAGAGATAGTCTTGGCATAAAATTACAATGCAATCACCCGCCAAGGACTTGAACCTTTGGCGATGTGATTACTTCAATCATTAACCAGCTATGTAGCCGATCACCTTGCCAGTTCCAGCCGTGTAGCTGTCGAACTCGCCATAGATGATGTTGCCAGAGCCAATCGTAACGCCAGTCAAAGTTCCATCATATTTACCGCTAATCGCGCTAAACGTGGTATCTGAGAGCATTTGGATTGCCCAGTAGCCAGCAGAAGCTGTTCCTTGTGTCCCTACGGAGAATCCGTATTGACCCTGGAATTTATCTAATGCTCTTGACATATTATTATCCTTTAATCCTTACGATTATAAATTGCCATTGCACCGCCAGTTAAAGCAACTTGGTCGATGTCACCATACACTGTTACTCCTGCGTTAAATGTGGCAGAAGTTGTAGCTCCACTGATAACAAGCGTAGCCGTGGAAAGCGTAAGAGCAGTTACCGCATCGTAGCTTCCAGTATTAGTGGAAGCTGACGATGCAATAATTGTCCCAGCATTACCAAGCGTAAGGCGGGATAGTAGCCGCATACAATTAGGTGTGTAGTGCGATTCTGTAAGACGTTCCGTTGAGCGTTACGTTTAAGGACGCAGGGGATGTTGCAACAGTATTAACTGTGCCACCGCTGGAGCTTGCCGTAAACTCAATGACGTTGGTCAAGCCTTGAGTATCAAAGCGGATAGCTTTTCCCTTGGCCTTGCGTTGGCTTCGTACAAATTCATTTGCCATATTATTTTCTCCTTATAGCCGCACGTTTGATGCTATCTGGCGTGTACTGGC